TGATGAGATCTATGCGTATCAGAGCAGTGCATGGGTGAAGATCTTTGACTATACAACGATCCTGGATGTTGGAACGCATATCAGCTCGCGGAAGTGGGATTTCCTTGAATGCCGGCTGGGTGATACGGACTATCTAATCATAGCGAACGGCCAGACACAGATGGTCAAATGGAACGGTACAGGTTCTGCTAGCGTATTTGGCAGCGGGGAATACCTGCATTCTACGACTGTCGCTTCTGTCGTGTTTAATGCGACAAAAGCAGAGTCTGTAACATATGCGGAATCATCCGGAACCGGCACGTTCACCCTGACGATGCCGACCGGGTGGACATATGCAGAAGGGGCCAAGGTTGCATGGACCTGCCCGTCTGATCCGGGCTTGCTGACAACTGTTAATGTGGTGATCGGCGCGAACACATACGCGCTGGAATATGTTCCGATCCTTGCATCCGGTCAGATCTGCGTGATCACCCTGACTGACACATCGCACGCTACAGCAGGCGATGAACCGACGGAAATGGATTACGGGATTGAAAAGATTGTCCTGACTGACGCAATTCCTGAAGCAGTCGTGGATCGGTGCAAGGCCGTTGGGATATACATCCCGGATAAAGGAACATTTGAAGTATCAGACATTGACGTAACGCAGACGATTCTGACGCTGACCGAGATCACACAGCAGAAAATTGAAGTGGGTGATCCGGCCAAGGTGCGCGGAGGATTGTCAAACATCCCTGTCAACTATGTCGATATCTACATGAGCAGAATGGTTTCTGCCGGGGATCCGAGCCATCCGTCCAGGCTTTACTGGTCGCAGCCCCCAGGGGATACGCGGACGATCGAAGACTGGTCCATGGACGATGCCAGCGACCAGACCGGAGGCGGGTATGTTGAAATCGGCACGGTATCTGCTGACCCGATCGTCGGGTTATGTGCCATATCAAACCAGCTCATCATCTTCAAGAAGACAAGCATCTACCGAATGCTGGGCGACAGGCCAACGAACTTCCGGGTAGTCCAGACAAATCGCGATACAGATAAGACGATCAATTCAGCGATCATATCAAACGGTGACGTTCCGTACTGGATCACGAATGCAGGAATGTACTACTACGACGGCCAGGTGGCACACATCGCGCCGAACGCCAGGCAGATACACCGGATCCTTGAATCGGTCAAACTGGACAACACGAAATCCTGCGAGAACCGCGACCGGCTGTATTTCACTTGCTACGCCGGCGATCTGACCGGCGCGATGGACGATACGATCATAGTTTATGACCTGCGCGAGAGGACCTACCTTCTCAGGAACGGGTTTACTGTCGCGGATGTGTGTGCCTACGACGGAATGCTGTACAGCATCAATGAGAAACGCATCGTGTACGCATGGAAGGATGACGCCAGGGATTACGACGGCGATCCGATCGAAGCGTACTGGGAAACGCCTTTCACGGACCTGTCAGTCAAGAGTGTTGTAAAGATGCCGTTCTACATTTACGCACGCGGGGAAGGCGGCGTAATCAAAATCGATGTATCGACCGGTGAGAAGACCCAGCACAGGACATACCAGGTGCCGATCACGAAAGGCGAAGTGCTGAAGATCCCGCTGTTCCGGGATGAGTGCAGGACGTTCGGCATGAAGATCTATAACGAGGCTGGCGGGTGGTTCCGACTCCTGGGCGGCCTTGAACTACGGTATGAAACACGGGAGGATCGAAATGCCTAGTATCGAAGCAATGAACCCGGTGTACTTTGCCCGCAAACAGGGAGAAGGGGAGCCGGATGATGATTACAATACTGCGATTGCGCAGAACGAAAACCTGATGAATCAGAATTTCAAAGTATTATATGACGCGCTGATTGAAATGTCGTCCAGCATCGCAGCGCTTCAAACGAAGGGGTGATAAGAATGGCACTGCCTTCAGGGTATGAAGGTTATTATAACGACCTATCCCAGCGCCTCATGGAAGATGTTGGGAAGGTTGACTACACGCCGATGTCAACCGGAACGCTCAAAAGCGCTTTGCAGAGGGTGATCCGGCCATCTTATGACAAGAGCATCCAGTCCAGGCAGCAGGCGACCAGGGCGAACCGTGCCGCGATTGATGCGGACGCTGCATCGCGCGGGATCGGGGCAAGCACCTGGGTAACTGATGCCAAGAACAGACTGATGACGAATGAAGCGCGGGATATCGCCAACATCAATGACGACTACAATTCCGCGCTGTATTCCGCGCTGATGGGCCGCTTGGCCGAACAGGATCAGCTCAGCATGGCTGCACAGCAGGCGAACCTGTCTGCACGTCAGGGCGCGCTTGGCAATGCGCTTAGCGGAGCACAGTACCTGTATGGGCTTGACCAGGCCAAAGCCGGCAGCGGTGGAGGCGGTGGTGGTGGAGGCGGCAGCAGAAGCAAAACGCCAACAAGCGCTGATTATACTGCTGCATCCATTAAGACCCAGGAAGAATTCAAGAACGCGATCGATAAGAGCATCAAAGAAAATGCAAAAGCGATTGCGACATATAACTACACCAAGCCGAAGGACACCAGCCCGACGGCAGGTAAAACCACTTCAGGAGCATCTGGAACGAGGACTGCAACAAACGTCAAAACAAGGATGGTCCAGTAAGAAAGGGTAAACAATGCCTTACGTTGGAGATCTTAATAAGACGACGACCCCGAAAGCGTCAAGCAGCGGCAAAACGCCATTGAAGGCGCTGACGGGCCAGATAGGACAAAAGTCTGCGACTCAATCGAGCGGGTATAAGTTTTCTGCTGACAAATACAATCAGTATGAGAACGACTACCAAACGTGGTCAACGACCGGAAAGAACACTCCCGGCTTTACGAGCTGGAGCAATCAGAAGGACCTCGATACATGGAAAAGCATCCGTGACGGAAAGGTCAAGGCGGCAAAGGTCGGGAATGACTACTACGTTCTGTCAAATGACGATTACAAGAAGTACAGCAAAGACTACGACGTTTGGCAGAAAACCGGCAAGCACAGCAAGGGTTTTGAAGATTGGTCAAACAATGATGCGATTGAGGCCTTCCGATACATTCGTGACGATGCGAACGGATACGGGGGCCTCAATAATCTCAAAGCATCCCTTGATGACGAGCTGACGCGTGCCGTTGCTGAGAAGTACCGGTCGCAATGGGGGGATAAATACTACTACGACGTAACTAACCCGGATGATATTGCCGCGATGAACGCCGGGCAGATGCCGGCATACCTGCGCAGAAAGTACAAGACCAAGGACCCGGTCGATCAATGGCTGATGGAGCAGGGGCTCCCATATGGAACGCTGTTCAATGATATGTACAGCGAGGCCTGGAACGATCGGAACGAACGGAATGCGAAACGCCAGCAGACGTATGAATCCGCATTCAATGACATGCTATCCTACCAGCGCGGGATGAGCGACCTCAAGAAAGCAATGATCGACGGAGCTTCATTTGAGGATGCGCTTGCTACTGGGAAGTTTGACGCACTGGGAGATTTCTACGATTCTTCATTCGGGAAGACGAAGGAGAACGATACCGCCGGCGATCAGTATTACAAATCCAAGAAGACACAGCTCGATCCTGTGTATGATCGCGCCTATGAAGCGATGCTGCACAATGAGCTGCCGGATGATGAATTCTTTGATCAGTACAAGGAATCTTCTTGGAAAAGCTATCTGAAGCAGAAGCAAAAATGGAACGAATCCAGCCTTCAGGACGTCTTTGAATATCAGGCGGTCCAGAATGCCGGTGCGCTGATCCAGGAAAGCATTGATCCATCAAAGCTGGTTCCGGTCGGCAAACAGGCAATGAAAGACGCCGGATACCGGGCGAATGATGACTGGACGATGTTCAGCCCGCAGGTATTCACCAACAAGGACGGCACGCAGTCTATTGTGCTGAACCCGATCCGGGAAGACGGAACCGTCATTCCGAAAGCGGACCTGGAGAAGATCGCAAAGCGTCGCCTTGGTGAAGCGGGATTGTTCGGTGGCGCGGCCGGTAAGGATGACCAGTCTGCATTTATCGCATCGTTCGATACCAAGAAAGAAGCACGGGATTATGCGAACAGCCTTTCCGATGCGGTAACGACGTATTACGGAACCAGCAAGGAAGACTTTGAGAGCAGGCTTGAAAAAGCACGGTCAGCAGGCACAAGCGAACAGCAGACCATGCTTGATGAGGCTGTAGCTGCCGGCGACGTCAATGCCGTACAGGAACTGATCCCTGAAGCAACGCGTGAAGAAGCGGAGCAGTTGATCACTGACGACCGCGTCAGGACCAAGCTGGAAGAAGCGAAGCAGTACAAGACCCAACTGGATGAGATTGACGAAAAGCTGAGCCATATCCAGGACGGATTCATGGGCCGGCGTGGGCCGAGCCCTTCCCGGCGTGCAGAGTGGGATGCGCTTCTGAAAGAAAAATCGGAAGTGTACGACCAGTATCGCGAGCTGGTTGACACGGCGACCGGCATTGCAAACACGACAAAGCAGGACGCTGTCATTGATGCGGAGATCAAAGCGAACGAAACGACCGGATCGTATGCGGAACGCCCTGATTTTCTAGAGAAAAGTGGCAGCTTTGACGCGAGCGAAATCACCGGATCGGATGAGAATGTTGCGAGCGTAAACGAAATCCTGAACAATTACGCGGATGGCAACTTCGATAAGATCATGCGCGGCGATGCTGTAAGCAAGTATGCCGGTTCCTATGTTCACGTTAACGATCCGGAGATGTGGCGTACCAGCGCATTCAACGAGTATTATTCTGCTCGATATATGACAGACGACGAAGCGCGGACGTTTTCGTATATCGCACAGAATGAAGGCGCTGATGCCGCTGTCAAATACATGGAAGAACTTCTTCCGGTTCTGAACTGGAGAAACACGGAAGAAGTGAATATCCGCATGGCCAAAGAGGCCGGACGTAATCCTGTCATTTCTTGGCTGGTAGCAGGCCTTTCACAGTTTGCCAGCAGCGCTGAAGGATATGCGGGATTTTGGAACAACTTTGGAGAGATATCCGGAGATCCTGAAGCGCGGGAAACAATAGCGAACGATCCGCGTTTTAACGTGACCCGGAAGTACGCAATGGTTGACGCTGCCCTTGCACAGGAAACGGATTCCCGGTTCGGGTCCAAGGCGCTGAATTATGTGCAGAGCATGGCAACCAACCTGCGAAACAACGTCATGCGTCAGGCAGCATCTATGGCTCTTGAAGCACTGTTCCCTGGAGTTGGAACGGTGTTCTCTACTGCCTCTGTAACCGGTACGGTCCTTGGCCAGTCCTTGATGGAAAACATGGACAAAGGCGTCGACTTGCAGAAGGCGACCATGCTTGCCTTTTTGAATGCAGGAGCTGAAGCGCTTGGTGAAGCTATCTCGATGGATGCTCTTCTGGGGTTCAAAGAGAATGCTACGGAGTTTGTAGCGAAGCAGGCAGCAAAGGGTATTGCTGCAACGCCAGGGCAGATCATCCGGAATTATATCTTTGGCACTGGCCTGAAAGAAGGCGGGTCAGAATTCGCTACATCGTTGATGTCAATGGCCGCTGAAGCGTTGACGCTGGGTGACGATGCCGAGGTTGTGCAGTTTTATAACGAAGCTGTGGCGAACGGCAGCGCGCACCCGTTTGGAGATACAGCGCTTCATGTCTTGGCACAGGCGGGATCTGAAGGTATCGCAGGTGCATTGACCGGGTATATCCTTGGCGGCCCTGCGGCGATCAATAATACAATTCGGATCGGTAGGGCAGCAGGTGCGGAAACAAACCAATTCCGCGCCGGCCTTGAAACATTGAACTTGCTCGGCCAGGAAGAAGTTGATTTCCGGAATGCGCTTGAATCCAAGATCGAGATGGCCGTCGATGAAAGCGGCACGAACATTGAATCGATCACACGGTTGCAGATCCAGCAGGATATCAACAATTCTACTGTACTGACTGAAGAGCAGAAAAACGAACTGTCAAATATCTTTGAACTGGTCGGTTCCGCACCCGGTGAAACGCTGGATGCAGATGACCAAGCGAAACTGTTTGAATGCGTAAGAGCGCTGCATCAGTCCGTGCTGGATCAGAATGCCAAGGATGCAAAAGCAGAACAGAAAGCATCGAAGGCGGACCAGCGGCTCCAGGATTATTTCGATGCTGTAACACAGTATCAGCTTGAAGCACAGATGGCGCTGCAAGCCGGAGATCTGCAAGCACACGCGGCCGCGCTTAACAATCTGACCGGCGCGATTGAGCAGTATAAGAACGCTCTGACGGAGCGGGATCAGCAACAAACCGTTGATGAAGCGCAGCAGACCGCTGACCAGGAACGCGAGAACACGAAGCTGGGAAAAGCGGTGCAGCCTGTCAATGCGGCTGCCGAAAAGGTTATGGCCTGGTACCGGACGCTTGCAGCGCAGACTGAGGTTGAAATTGGTCAGCTTGAAGAACAGCAGAAGAATCAGGTCCTTGCTGAGCAGGAAACCACGCAATTTCTGTTTGACGAAATCGCAAGGCTTAATTCAGAATATACACAGGCACAGGCCGACGGCGATATCAACAAGGTCGAAAGCGTCACACAGGAGCTGGACAACTATAGGCAGATGTTCGGCGACGATATCATCAGCGCTGCGGTCCAATATGCTGTAGGAGGAGAAAATGGAGGAGAAAACACTAGCGGACCTGTTGGTGGAACAGCAACAGCAGGAGAAGGCAACGAATCAGCGAATGACGTTTATGTCGATCAATCCGGACGGAACGACAACAACCAGGCAGAGCCATCTGACCGAAGCGGACTTCGAGAAGGGGCAGCCGGTAACGGATCCGGAAATGAAAGCTATTCTGGAGAAAGCCCGGCAGCGTCGTGGGATAAAGTAAACAGCGAGGAACTATTCCAAGAGATAGCAAAAGACTTCAACGCCAAGCATGGCCTCAAGGGGATGAGCGCATTAAAATCATCCGACTTTGAGGCCATTTCTACGCCCGTTAATGAGGTATCGGCGAAAGCTCTTAGCGGAGCAATCCAGAGAAACGGTGGCGTTCCTGTTCGCTTGTATCGGGTCACAAATCCGGATGTCGAGTCGCCTGGTGGATTTTTCTATAACGGAGAGATCTACATCAGGGATACCGGAACCGCGTTGGTAGCATTTGAATATGGGCATGAGTATGCCCACATGATGAAGGCGTTCCAGGATGCCGGCAGGAATGTCCTTGATTCGATGGGTGATGAAGGCAGAGCCGCATATGAAAAGTACTGTGCAAAATTTGGAGATGATCCGAATAATGCTCAAAATATTGATGAATTCATA